AACCTGTCAAGTCAAATCTAAAATACTGCGAGTTTAAAGATGACACCGTGTGCGCAAGTGCGTCAAACAGCCGACTTGTTTCAGGTGTATTGGACAACCACGACACAGACGAACGCCTAATATTTGTGTCAACCGCAGTGTTGTTGCTAGCTCCTACTTGCGCTATATCGGTTGTTGTTTTAGCCTTTTGTTGAAGCCAATCAAGTTGCTCACTGGAAAAAACATTATCCATCCAAGCATACTGTTCAATCTTTGTGTTGTAGGGCGTTAACAAACGTTGCATTAACTAATCCTATCTTTGTGAGAAACAATAAAGTGTATAGATCTTGTTTCTGCTTGTGAATTATTTTGTGTCAATTGATGTTGCATCCAAGAGTTGGCCATCAAAATAGTGCCGGGTTTTATGTTATCAAAATGCACAAACGACGATGCATTAGTTAACTCTGGCTTCCAAACATAGTCCAATTCAACCATCTGTTTGTTCATGCGCGGCTCATGGTATACAGGGTACGCACCGCCTTCTGGTGTTTCTAAAAAGAACCAACCACAAATTTGGCTATTTTTGTGCACATGCACGTTTGTGCCACCATTGCACTTAACATCTTGACCCCACAAACCGGACACATACAACTCGTATTTGTCCATGTCATAACCCTGCTCTCGCAAAATTGTGTCTGAGGCTAACATCAAATAATCTACCAGAAATTTTAAATCTGGATCGCTCGCCATGTGGACTGTTTGATCTACTGTGCCGTCGGATGCGGCTTGATCGTAGTACTTCTGAACAACCTGACGAGTGTAATTAACCCATTCAGGCTGTTCGTCACGATAAACGCAACTGGGGAAGTACTCAAACCTATCCATCAGGCATCAATGTAGGCAATCAATGTTTCAGCAAAAGCTGTAATGTCAGCAGCAGCCACATCACGGGAGTCCACAGCTTTGCTGCGGGCGTTTTCAATTAACACTTCTTTAGCCAAGCGAACTGCTTCCAGTTTTGCTTGCTTAGCTTGTAAGGCTAAGCTGTTTGTATGACGTATTGCTTCCATTGCATCGGTAACGTCAACTTGAGATTGTTGTTCTGCGGTTAAAGCCATTTTAGTGCTCCTATTAAGCGATCATGTTTTTTAAAGAAATGTTACCGTACCAAGTGGTTCCACCATTATTGGTAAAAAAGAACCAAATGTCTGTTGCATTCGCGGTTGTTGTTCGTGAAAGAGATGCTGCACCGCCGGGCCAGAGAAACGACCCACCAGCCCAAGCCACCGTTCTACCGGGCGTTGCATCGTTTGTCAATACCAGTGTAAACGAAGACGAGCCCGTTGCCACTGGATACCGCAAAGTAATTGTAGCGTTGCCTGTTAACGTTGCGGAAAACACGTTACCGCTTGTTACGTCCAGATTGATTGCAGTGCTAGTGTTACCCAGTGCCGTAACCGTGTCGGCGTAGCCGTTGGCTTTAATGTATGTGCCTGATGTAACGGCGGCTGCGGTACCAAGCAAATTAGTCGCAGTTGGTGCGGCTCCAGCTCCGCCGCCAAGCAGTACTTGGTTTGCGGTCAATGCGCCAGAAGACGCCAAAGTACCAGAAGCGCTGTAATAAGGCACGCCTCCGGATGTGCCGGAAGTCAAACCTGTACCGCCGTTAGCCACAGCTAATGTACCAGCAACAGAAACTGCGCCAGATGTAGCGGTGGAAGGTGTCAGACCTGTGGAGCCGAAGCTAATTGTGGATACGCCGTCAGCCGTGCTTGACGCAACTTTGACGTAGTCAGTGCCGTTGTAATAAACAGTGCACTTCTCACCCGCAACAACCGAAACGCCAGTTTGACCAGCCGCTTTGAACGTAACTGCATATGTAGCAGTTGTGTTGTCAACTACGTAAGTTTTACTGTAACTTGGGCCCGTAACAACCTTTGCTGTCGTCAGCGTACCCGTCACTTTGATAATAGCAAACTGGGCTGTTACTGTTCCAGCGCCTGTCAAGCTAGATGTAATGTTGGAAGCCGAGGCATCGCCAGTTGTATTAGCCAGAGTTACCGCGCCGTCATCTGTCAAGGTCAGCGTAGCTGCAATAGCAATATTGGTGTACTGCGTAATACCGTTGTTAACAGTGTCGCCCCATGTGCCGGAGAGTTCGCCCTGTACGGGAAGAGCTAAACCTAGTTGTCCTGTTGCGCCTGTAGCCATTTAAATGCTCCTAATTCGTTGCCACAGCAGTCCAAGCCGCTGTTTGTGTGTTACTGATATTTTGCCAGTTTGCAGTCTGCGTGTCATCAATAATTTCCCAGAAAGGCCTTGCATTTATTGTGTCTGTCCCTGTTGCCAGTTCGGTAATCGTTGAAAGAAAAGCCGCCGCCGCCACTAAAGTCTCTGAGCTTACAGCACTCTCTGATACTGCCGCATTAAGACTTGCTATTGTTGTAACAGTTTCTATACCTGTCGCACTTTCAACAACTGACGAATCTAATATAAGCGACGCAGCCACTGCATCCGAGCCCGTTGCCGACTCTTGTATGTCACCAAAGAATAAGAAACTTGACGTTACGCTGTCAGTTCCCGTTGAACTTTCACTTACAGATGCCGCATAAACAGGCGTACTAGATATTGCGTCTGACCCTGTACCGGTTTCAGTTATTGTTGCAGGGTACGTAGGTACAGATGTAACTGCATCAATACCTGTAGCCGTCTCGTTAACCTGAGACAGGACTACGTGCCCTGTAAGAATAGAATCCGATCCAGTGGCTGTCTCTACAACAACTACGTTCCCTTGTACTATCGTTGCTAGAGCATCCGATCCAGTTCCTGTTTCGGCAACTGCGGCGTTTACACTAACAATGGATACGGCGGCATCGCTACCTGTAGAACTCTCGTCTACAGTGCTGGTAAAAGCATTAAAGCCCCAGCCCCCTTCACCCCAAGTGCCGCCGCCCCATGCTGACATATCATGCAGCCAAGCTGAATGTGTACGTTACAGACAAAGTATCGCCGCTAACCACAGAACGGTCACCGGGTGAACCAAAATCTGCCGCAGAAAATAATGTGCCTGTTGTGCCACTCTTAGTGTTGTCACTTGTCAAGAAAGCACCGCCAACAGTCGTTGTACCGTTGATGTTAAACACTGCAGGTGAAGCTGAATTAGTTACAACAGAAGGATTGGCAGTTGTTGCTGTTGCAAATGTAGCCGTCACACGATTTGCATTGCTGTAAGCCACAACTTCAGTCCAGCCAGCATGGGAAGACATTGTGTCGCCTGCCGCAGGCGTATTAGAAGCGCCAGCCCCGTACAGGCCAAGATACCAAGTGGTAATCTGAGTAACAGAAGTTAGTGCAGTACCAGCCATATACTGAAGTCCAACGTTGACTACCAAGTTTTTGGATTTAGCAGTCCACTTTAGATTGCCGTCTTTATCATGGCACTCAACGTGGTAAACGCCCGTAGCTTGCGCAGCTTCACCGGCTTTAGTGTTACAAGTCAGACCACTAGAAACAACGTCAGTGGCTTTGGTTTTTTCAATAGTCATAGTGACTCCTAGTTAGAAGAACGAATTAATGCGGTTGATGCTGTATTGGCCGGCATTGTGATGGTGAAAGTGGTGGTAGAAGTCTTGTCAGATCCAAAGTCCAGCACGGCAACAGACTTGTTACCTTGCGTGACGTTATAGATCAAAGCACATCTGGCTGTTAATGCGGCAGTCCAAGATACGTTAGGAAACCCAACATAAGCCGTAAACCCTGAAGATGCCACAGTAATAGGCGTCAGAATAGAACCACCAGCTGTGTAACCACTGGCCACTACTTCATTGGTTGAAGAGTAAATTGTGGTTGCCTCGTTAAGGTCTGCACTGGCCGTATACAAGGCAATCTTAATGACATCAGTCGTAAGATCATGGATGCCCTGATACAGTTGCGCCTTGAAGCTGGTGGTCTGTGTTTGAACAATGCTCATGAAACCGCCGTCCTAACTTGACCATCACGATAAGCATCAGCACGTTGTTTGCCGTCTGCCAAGTTTTTATACAAAGCAATAGCCTGTACGTAACGGCTTTGAGCAAGCTGAACCATGTCGGCCTCACCTTTCATGTACGTGTAAGCCTCACAGATAGTGCCATACAGTAAGACAGAATCAAAGTTATCACCCAGCCATGTGGTTCCGGCGGTAACAATAGACTCGGGATAGTAGTTGTAATGAAGCTCTGCGTTATAGGCCGCACTTGGAGTGGGCCCAACAATGAACGTCAACTCATTCACATTGTCAGATCGTGGGCCAAAAATAGCATAGTGGCGTGGCTCAGATGCAAAAGCAGACAAAGGATATGCTTCACGAATAAAGTTAACGTCTTTGTTTAAGAGATACAGGTAATCACCCTGAAACGCTATTGCACCTGACACTGTGCCGCTATTTGCCACTGTTAATGTGATTGTGGTGCTAGCAATGCTACGAACTTGTGCGTTAGTACCAATCCCTGTACCAGTCACCTGCTGGCCTACAGCAATACCCGTGGTACTTGCCACCACAATCGTCTTCTGGCCAGATGTACCAGTTGCAGTTGTGGTGTTGTACGGATATACCGCAAGGCTATAGACAGACAAAAAGTCTGTTGGACATTGAAGGTACTTATTACCAGTGGTTAATATGCCCGTCACGTTCTTTCGCAAATTAGCAGGCTGCGCGGTGTTATAGATGCGCTGCTCTGCCTGACGAATGAACGTGTTCATATTGTCAGTTGGGAAAGAATTCTCGCAGTAATCGCTTACCTGCGTGACGAGATCTGCGTAATTCATGCCATCGGGCCTCTGCTCATCAAGCCTTTAGTAGCCGCGCCAGTGCCGCGCATCTTAATGCCGGACGTTTTAGGTGTACCACCAGAAGACTTGTTGATATTACCAACAGTCATCTCCACTGTATCCGCACGGCTTAAGTTCTTACCAGAGCCAGGATTCTCTTTAGGAGCGACTTTCTCGCCCTTCATGGTGTGCGGAGGAGCATAGACCTTGGCATCACCAACCTCTTTACCCATCATCATTTTGCTGTATTTAGCCATATTAGCCTCGCTTTTGTGCTGCAATTTTAGCCAAACCACGACCCATTTTCTTCATGTCAGCATTGGTTTTGCCAACATTGCCATGTATAGGG